ACCAAGTGTATTTTATAATAGAAGAGAACTTGACTTTAGGAGAATTTCCTATAATGCATAGTACTGCTACTATTGTGGACACAAAATCTGGAGATAAGATTATAGCATCTGCTATAGTAGGTATTGACTTAGCTCAAAAAGGTATGCAAATGCCCCAAAAATTCGGGGCTGCTTCCAGTTATGGGAAAAAATATGCTTTAGGTAATCTATTACTTATTGATGATACGGCTGACTCAGATGCGACTAATACACATGATAAACAACCCCTTAGGCAAAAGCTTCAATTCAACGAAGTACCTAAAAATAAATTTACAGTTAAACCAGTTGTAGATATGACAAATATAAATCAAGCTAAAAAGTTTCTTGCTAACGGCGGTTTATTGAAGACGCTACAGGAGAAATATAGCATAACTGCTGACGCATTAAAAGAACTTAATGGATAACAAAAAAGCAATTGAAAAACTGAGAGATGACAAAAACTATTATGGGGATTTTGGAAAACAATTTCTTAGTAATAGTGACATATCTTCACTTTTAAATAATCCTTTGGATTTTAAAAAACCATCTCCTCCAAATCCAGCATTTGTTGTTGGAGGGTACTTTCACACTACTATATTAGAGCCTGAGAAGCTTGATAAATATAAGATAATAAAATCATCAACTAGGAATACAAAAGCTTATAAGGAGTTGTCTGAGGGCGATATATGTCTGCTTGAACATGAGGCTGACAACATCGAACTCATGAGAGATAAGGTTTTAGACAACGAACTATTCTATGATATGATACGAGAAGGTAAAGTTGAATATGAAGTACCTGGTATCACAACATTAGAAGGTCTTGAATGGAAAGGTAAAGCTGATATTATTAATCACAGTCATCAACTTATAGTTGATCTTAAGACTACAAACAATATCAATGCATTTGCTAATTCAGCATATAAATATAACTATGATAGCCAAGCTTATATTTATTCTAAGATGTTTGGCTATGAATTAATATTTATAGTTATAGATAAGAATACTAAACAACTAGGTTTATTCGATTGTAGTGATCAGTTCCTTAGCTCGGGACAAAACAAAGTTGCTAAAGCTGTTCAAGCTTATAACGAATTTTTTGTAAATGGCGAAGGGGATTTTAGCCAGTATTATATCTCCAAAACACTTTAATTTAATTTTATGACAAAAGTAAAAGCAAGAGTATGTGATGTGACAGGTGTCAAAACACATGAAACTAATTTCTACAGTAATCAATCACACACAAAAGCTGTAGATAATTTACGTAGAACCACCGGGGCTACTAAAAACCAAATGAGAAGAATGTTTAACCAATTAAATACATACTAATGGCAAGTCTTATTTCAGCAAATCTCGATTTAACAAAGATCGATAAATCTAAAATTTACGAAGGTAAAAAGGGTAAATACTACCCTGTAACCATAGTTATTAATGATGAACTAGGCCAGTTTGGGGATTCCGGTTACGTACAAACAGAACAAACTAAAGAAGAAAGAGAAGCTAAAATACCAAAGTCTTTTTTAGGTAATTGCAAAGTTGTATGGACTAATGGTCAAAACGTTAACGTGGCGACTAAAGAAACCCAACCTCAACAGAAATCTTCAATTTCGCCAATACAAGACATGGAAGAAAAAAATGGGCCTGATCTTCCGTTTTAATGGATGAAGATTATATAAGTGTACAAACCGATAAAGACGGAAACATAACTTTAATCGAGGATTAATATGACAGTTAATAATACAGAGATCAACGGATTTACCATTGACCAGTTCAATCAGTATGACTTGATAGTAGGAAAGAAAGAGGGTGTATGCCCTCTTTGTTCTGCTGATAGGAAATCTGAGAATCGTAAGGCAAAGTGTGCTATGTACGATTGGGAACGAGGTCTTGGTACTTGCATGAACTGTGACGAAGTGTTTCAATTACACACATTTAAACGTAAAGGCGAACCAACTAAAATATACACAAAACCTGAATGGAAAAATGATGTATTATTAAGTGATGCGGCTGTTAAATGGTTTGAAGGAAGAGGTATATCGCAAAAAACTATAATCAAATCAAGGATAACAGAGGGCGTAGAATGGATGCCCCAACCTGGCAAAGAAGTGAATACAATTCAATTCAATTATTTTATTAATAACGAACTTATAAATATAAAATATAGAGATGGAAGAAAAAACTTTAAATTGGTTAAAGGTGCCGAAAAAGTATTCTATAATATTGATAGTACTATTGGGCATGATTATGTTGTTATTGTGGAGGGTGAAATGGATGCTCTTTCTTTTATGGAATCTAAGATTGATTCTGTTATCAGCGTTCCAAACGGAGCTACACTTAATAGGCTTAATCTTGATTACCTTGACAACTGCATTGAGTATTTTGATGACAAATCCAAAATTATTATCGCTGTCGATGGAGACGAGGCCGGTCAAAATCTCCAACAAGAACTCATCAGACGTTTTGGAGCGGAAGTATGCTACACGGTTAGCTTCGGTAATAGCAAAGATGCTAATGAATATCTGCTTAATTACAGCGGCTCTATGCTTAAGCGTCTTGTTGATGAAGCTTCTCCTGTTCCTTTAGAAAACGTAGTAACCTTAAAAGATGTAAAAGATGAACTACAAGAATTTATTCATGAAGGTTTTAAACCTGGTTACCAAGTCGGGCTTGATAACTTTGATAGCATATTCAGTACTTACACAGGGCAATTCATCACCGTTACAGGCGTGCCTAGTAGTGGTAAGTCTGACTTTGTTGATAGAATGGTGGTGGGATACCAAGTGAAATACGGTTGGAAAACAGCTTTTGCTTCACCAGAAAATAAACCTACATTCCTACATACACATAAATTAATACGTAAGATTGGAGGTTGGATGCCTAGTAAAGAAGATATAGACACAGATAAGTGGAATCAAGTAACAGATGTAGTTGATGAAAACTTTTACTTTATAGAGAATGAAAGATATGATTTAGATTCTGTATTAAGTAAAGGTGCTGAGCTTGTTAAACGCAAAGGTATTAAATGTTTGGTTATAGATCCATACAATAAGGTTAAAATGAATGGTGCTAGCGCTATGAGTATCCCTGATGCCACTATGGAATATTTAACAAGAATAGAGGCTTTTGCTAAAAAACACGATGTATTAGTTATAGTGGTTGCACATCCAACCAAGATGTATAAAAGGGAGGATGGTACAATGGATGAACCCACTATGTATTCTATTAAAGGTGGAGGGGAATGGTACGATGCAAGTTACCATGGCTTACTTGTTCACCGCAACTATTCTAACAAAACAGTTAAAGTTAAAGTTCTTAAAGTCAAATTCCAAAACCTTGGAGAGAACCAAGCGGAGGCACACTTTAAGTGGAACAGTATAAGTGGTGATTATGAACCTTTAAATGATATGTCTAATGACGCACTACCATGGGAAGCCTAAACCTAATAAAAAAGGAAAATATAAAGGCCTAGGTACTAGTTTTGTAGCTAGTGAAGAGCAATTAAAATGGGATAATCACTGTATAAATAATAATATAAGAATAAGTCCTTGGCCAACTTCTCAAGGCTTATATCCTGAAGAATGGAGAATATCTATATCTTTTGGAGATGATTATAAGAAAATATACAAAACGCCTACGATTTATACTATAGAAAATATATGGGAAGAGGTTTATGAAATGAAAAAGTATTATTATGACAAAAGAAAAAAATGAGATTATTTAAATATTTTGACACAAAAACAGTTGTACTTTCATTAATTATAGTTATCTTTACAATAGTAAGCATAAATTTAAAGAGTGAAATAAAAAACATACCCTTGTGGTGGGAGTCTACTATCACAATAGTATGTGCTATAGTGTTTACTTTAATAAATTTAGAACCCGTATTTGTACACTCTAAAAGTTATGATAAATACCAAGCTATCACTAAGGGTATATTGCTGATGTGGTATTTTTTATTAACAATAGTTGGCTATGGATACATAGTAAGTATATACTTATAAAATAAGAAAAATATGATATTAATGACTGTTTATAATATTTAACAAAATGAATATATTAAAAAAAGCACAAGAAATAGTATTTGATCGTAAAGAAGAGAAGGAAAGACAATATGGAGACATAGAGGAATCCTTAACTAAAGCCGCTAGAGTAGCGTCAGAATTATGTAATAAAAAAATAACCACTGAAGATTTTTACAAATGTATGATTGCTTTAAAAGTAAGTAGAATGGCTGTTAATACCAAGAAAGATACAATGGTAGATTGTGTTGGGTATATCGCCGCTTTAGATGATTATAAAAATGGGGGATATGATAAATAATATATTTGAGCAAGAATATAAAAAGTTATTATTGAGTACTTTAGAAAAAGGAACATTAGATATTAATAGAACAGATGTAAAAACTTTTAAAGTATTTAATAAACAAATAAATATTAATCTTACTAATGGTTTTCCAATACTAACAGGTAAAAAAATATTTTTCGATAAAGCGTTAAGTGAATTCAAATGGATATTTGAGGGTAAAACCGACTTAGAATATTTACATGAAAATAAAATTTTCTGGTGGGATGAATTTGCTGTAGATGGAAAATTAGGTAAAGTATATGGCTATCAAATTAAAAATTTTAACGGCTTATTTAACCAAATCGAATATGTAAAAAATGAAATAACTAATAACTCAAGAAGAGCTATAATAACTTTATGGAACCCATCAGATCTAAAAGAACAGGTTTTACCTTGTTGCTACACACAATTTAATTTTGTTAGAATAAAAAACGAATTAAATATGACTATGCATTTTAGGAGCTCAGATTTATTCTTAGGTTTGCCGTATGACATAATCGTAGGGGCTTTATTCTTACACACGATTGCCAAGGATTGCTCATTAAAACCAGTAAGCCTTGGAATTAATATAGCTGATGCTCATATATATGAATCCCATAAAGATCAAGTTATAGAATACAGCAATTTACCTATTTACGATTTACCAATATTACATGGCAACTATGATACTTATAATATAAAAAACTACAAGGCAAATAAATTTATAAAAGCCGATCTAGTAAAATAAAGAATTTAAAAAGGTTGTGGTCTTCACCTTTAATTAAAGTAGGATAAATAGAATTTAAAACTTAATTATGAAAAAAATAATATTTTTATTATTACCCTTGATGTCGTTTGCTCAAAGTCTACCAAATGTAGACTACACGGGAATACACACCATACACATACAAGATGATTTGTATTTTTCACAACCCCAAATAGGAACAATAATAGCTACAAAAAGTTACGAGCCCAGCTATAGTTTCCCTAATAAAAAAGGCAAAGTTATAAGCTCTTTTAATTCATATTCAGATCAAGATGCTTTAATTGAATACCAATGGAAAAGTGACTATATAACACGACCAGGAGGGCAAACTATGGATGCTTTAGTTAAAGGCGCAGATAATAAATATTATATTATAAGATATGATGAAAACTATTAATATGGCTGTAAATTTACAGGGTGGTAAATATAAAATATACCACATACTTGGTAAAAAAATTGGATGTACAACTAATGTACAGAAAAGAGTTGTAGAAGAACAAGGCTTTAAAACTGGGGAGTATGAAATATTATACGAAACAGATGATATAAAAAAAGCTTCTAAAGCGGAACTAACCTTACAAAAAGATTTAGGTTATAAAGTAGATATTAAACCTTATTATAAATTATTTGAAAAAAAAATGAAACAAGATATTAATGTAACAGATCAAACAACAACTTTCCCTATCGCTGTAGAGGAAATAAATGGGGCATTCTTAAGTGAACTATCGTGGAATTCCCCATATGGCGTAGTTAACATGGATTCTTTGGATAAAATTGAATGGGTTATAGATAATGCTAAAAAATCTATGTATAATTCCAATAGGTGTTATGTTTATAACAAAGCCCTTTATGAGGCTAGTCCATTTGAGAGAGCTTCTTGTAGGAAAAAGCCACTTAAAATGTTTGAACAAATTAGAAAGTGGGCTAGCGACCGTGATATAATAGTTATGGGTGACGCTAAAACACAATATATAAAACTACAAGAAGAAGCAGGAGAACTTGCCCAAGCACTACTTAAAGACGACCAAGCAGAGGTTATTGATGCTATAGGCGATATTGTTGTTGTACTTACCAACTTAGCTTCCATGAGAGGAGTACATATTGAAACCTGTATAAGCTCTGCTTATGATGTTATAACTAAACGTGAAGGTAAAATGATTAATGGAACATTTGTAAAAAATGAGAGATAAAATTATAAAACAAGTAGTAGAAAAGTTTTTAGAGCGAAACCACGAACCTAACCTACACAAATGGCTAAACAACCTACAAGAAGAACTAACGGATGCTATTGATTACATTCAAAAAATTAAAATGGAGACTAGCAATGCGTTAGAAGAAAAGCTTCTTAATGACTTTTTAGCTGATCCTATGGATATTGAAGTTAATGACCCTATAACTATTAGTCACTATCCAGAGCCTGGACCGCCTGATAATTTTGGGTGGAAAACAAATACTACATGAAAAAGCGCTTAAAAAGAGGGCCTGTACAAGCAAAAAAAGTATCTTGTGATGGTATAAATTTTGCTTCAGGTCTTGAAAAGTATACTTATATTGCTTTAAAGAATAATAAGTTATTTGAAGGATATGAGAATGAAGTTTTTCAACTTATAGAATCATTTGAATTTTCAAATACAAGTTACGAAAAACAAGCAAATGGAAAAGGTAACTACACCAACAGGGGACAAAAAAGAATATTAGGTATTAAATACACACCTGATTTTGTTGGAAAAGATTATATAATAGAATGTAAAGGGAGAGCTAATGAATCTTTCCCTATAAGATGGAAATTATTTAAATTATGGCTTACGAAAAACAAGATTGGAAAGACGCTTTACAAGCCGCAAAACCAGAAAGAAGTGGAATTGACGATAGTGCTGATCAAAGAAAGAAGAAAGAAGCACGAGTGATGTACATGCGTAGGATATTACAAAAAGATATTAATACTTATATAAAAACAACAAATGGAGCAATTGTATACAGAGCCATCGACGATATTGGAAGAAAACATGGATTTTTCACTACATAAACACCACAAAGAAAGAGTGGAATACCACATGAAAATGCTAAATTACTATTTAAAAGAAGAATATAATGACAGGTTGGGAAATTAGTGCAGGACTTTACCCCGGTGTTTTGCTAGGTGCAAGATCATACACCGGAGAAGAAAAATTCACAGAACACGTTATTTATATACCTTTTATTGAATTATGTTTAACTATTTATAACGAATAATATAAAATAATATGAAAGTAAGTAAATTAATTAAAATGCATAATAAAATTGGTACTATAAATTATTCATATGGAGGAAAAAATTAGAGAATACGTTTTAAAAAATTATAAAAATCATTTTATAAAGAGAAAAGTACTAAGAGATAGTAGAGGACATATAACTAAAACTACAATACAAGAAGTTGATCCTATAATAACAATTAAAAAGACACATATTGAGGTGCAAAATAACAAGGATGCTAGTCCAATAATTTTAAGTAAAGATATATTATGAAAGAATCTAAATTAATAGAAATGTCAAACAAGATTGAGCATCTAGGTGGTATTTTACAAAAAATAATTACCGAAATGAACAACTTAAAAGATTTATCTATAGGTTTAACGGAATTAGTTAAATTATTACCTGATTATAATAAAGCGTTAGATAAAATGAAAGAGAATAT